TGGTTTAATCCGTTCGCTTTACGTTTTCCATAGTTATAGGCCTTGGACTGATTTCGAGCCTTGGAATGAGAAAAAACATTTAATGAAATAAATAGTATCTTTATGATAAAATTATTAGTTGACCTAGCACCATTTCAGAAAGGCGAAGTACTAACCGTAGGCAAGACCTACGATACTTACCTAGTTGACAAAGGATTAGCAGTTTGGGTCAAAATGGACAAACAAGAAATAGAAACAAAATGAGCGTAGTAAGACCCCTCGACATTAGATATTCCTTTTCGGTTGCTACTGAGCCAATTACTTTGGCAGAAGCTAAGGCATGGATGCAAATTGATTTCTCAGATTGGGATACACTAATCACTAACGAACTTATTCCAGCGGCTAGAAACGAAAGTGAGAAGGCAAGCGGAATGCTTTACGTAGAAAGAAATGTGGTTATTACGAATAACAAAAGAGGAGAGAGAATATATCCAATTGGCCCTTGGGTGGCGGATGTGACAACTGACGAAACAGAGGTAGAAAATTACACCTATACTGCTGGATTTAATAACTCAAATCCTTTGCCTCAAGACCTTCATGTAGCTATGCTAAAAAGGATTGCAACTGATTTTGCATTTAGACAAAACATGATTAGCGTTCAGGAGCAATATGCACAAAAGGCTAGTATTTCAACAGAGTTAAAATATAGAGCAGACTTATTCGTATGATAAATTTTGGCAAGTATGATCAAAAGGTTGAGTTTATAACTTTTTCGCCAGTAACTGACGGAGCTGGCGGAACGATTATAAGTCCAGGAACATCTTTATCTACCTTTGCATCTGTAAATCAAACAAACGGCGGAAACGCTTTGGAGGCTGGGGAAATGGTTTTGCCAAATACTTATACAATTGCAATTCAACATCGCGTTTCTTTTGTTCCTAGCGAAAATTATCAGGTCTATTATCGTAACCGCTATTACAAAATTATTGGAGTTCAATTAGATGAGCAACGGCAACATAAAGAGTACATAATCAAAATGGTTGGAGTATAATGTCGGTAACTTTTAAAGGATTAGATCAAGCTTTGGCTTATATTCAAAAAAAAGAAACTGCCATGATTGAAGCAGTAAAGGATGTTTTAGCTAATACAGCAACTAATGTAGAGAAACAAGCAATTGCATCTGCTCCAACTCAATGGGAGGGATTCCCGTTAAACATTAAGCAAAAAATTGATAAAAAATCTTCTAACAATGGATTGTTATGGCAAGTTGGTGTAGATGTTCCAACAACTGGTGAACAATGGGAGGCTTGGATGGAATTTGGCACAGGATTAAGCGCTAGAGAAATTTTATCAAATCCACAATATTCTCAAGAGGTTAGAACTATTGCTAGGACGTATTACAGAAATGGTAAAGGTCGTATAATTGGGCAGCCTTATTTAATGCCAGCATTTTATAGGAATTCGGCTAATTTAGTAAATGATATGGTAGACGAAATAAATAAAGTTCTAAAATGAGAGAAATAGCCACCGACATACGAATTGCCGTAATTAATGCAATCACGCCTCTGACTCTAAGCGGAGTTACTATTCCAATTTACGATACGGAATTACCGCCAACAATTAATCCAGCTAGTTATGTTAATTCAGCTGCTTTTGTTCTTATAACAGACCAAAACGAAGCAGAAACAACAAACAATGATTGTTCGATTAGACAAAACGCAACCATTCAAATTAATATCGTTACCAAGTTTCCACAAGGTAGCGGAGGCAAGAAATTATCGGAAAATATTTCAAATGCTATTCAGCAAAAAATGACTTTGGATTATTTGACATTTCCAGGCGATTTGCAAGTTTTAGATATTCGAAAGAACTTTAGCAGAACACAAATTGAGCAAGGTTCTAGCCAAATCGCTTACCAAAAAATCTTGTCCTACACGTTGGATATTTTCTTCGTGTCTTGATAATTAAAATTTTATGTATATTTGTTAAAACGAATAAGCAATGGCAACATATCAATTAGGCAATTTCTTTACTTTCGAGTGGAACTCTCTTCCAGTCGTTTGTAAAACTTCCGCTTCTGTTTCTATCTCCAACGAATCTGTAACCGTTAGAAACGATTGCACCGGAGACTATGGAGTTAGACTTGAAGGCGGAGACAAGTCAGGTTCTTTCTCTTTCTCAGGAGACCTAGATTTTGCATCTACTGGAGTATCTAACCTTTCAGCTTTTGACTTGATGGAAGACATCGGTAAAGTATTTGAATTGGTTTTTGGTGGTACAGAGTCTGGTGACAAAATTATTACAGTTGATGCTCAGTTAAACTCAATTGAGATTACTGCTGAAAGAAACTCTCAAGTATCTTTCTCAGGAACTTTCGATTTTGCTGGAGCTCCTGTTATTAGCGTAATACCAACCTAAACAAAATATATGGCTAAGTACCATTCAGCTCCTTTTAAAGAAGGGGAGATTTTCTTTTACCCAAATTTGGGCGCTTTGGCGAACTTTGAGGATTTTACAGGATTAGGAATTGCAGAGGCTTTTAGTGGCAGCACAATACCAAAACTGGATAACATTTACTCTTTGCTACATGAATGCCATAAAGTGGCTTGCTTGCGTAAGTCAACAAATCCAATAGCATTGGAAGAGTTAAAGGTTTGGATTGACGGTAAAGAAGTAATGAAATTGTTTAACGATGTTTTGGCCGACCTTATTTTAGAGTTAGGCATTAACAACCCAACCGAGGAAAAAAAAAGGTAAATGACGAAGAGCAGACAACTGCTCGAGAATATTTAATGCTGCTCGTGGGGCGTACTAAGGTGCCTTATGAGCAGCTTTTTTCTTTAAGTATAAAAGAGATTAACGCTTTACTAAAAGGCCATGAGACAGACTATAAAGACCTAATAGAAAGCCTTAGAGTACACGCTGTAATTGGATTGCAACCGCATTTAAAAAAAGGAGCAAATTTAAGTCCTTCTAAGATATGGCCTTTACCATGGGATTATATTCCAAAGCCTTTGGAGTCAACGTCCGAAGACTTTGCTAAAGCAAAGAAATTGTTGGAAATTGCAAGTAAACTAGAAAGAAATGTCAAATCCAAGAATAGAAGTTGACTTTGTTGTAAATGTTGATGGGGTATCAAAAGGAGTTACCAAGGCAACAAGCCAGCTAGATCAATTAGGCACCGCCGCGCAATCGGTTGCGCCTAAATTTGAGCAATTATCAAAATCTACTAGTAGATATAATGGTATAGGAATTGATTTCGCTAGAGTAATTCAAGATGCACCTTTTGGAATTATTGGTGTTGGTAACAACATTCAACAATTAGCTGGATCATTTTCAGCTTTAGGTAACGTTGGAGATTCAACAACATCAAAATTAAAATTAGCATTTGGTCAAATTTTTAGTTCTGGAAATCTTTTAGTTTTAGCTGTTTCAGCTATAACAACTCTATGGACTCTTTATGAAAAAGGCGCTTTTGATGCAGCAGATGCCACAGAAGATTTATCAGAGAAACTAAAAGAATATGAAGAAGGATTAAGAGGAGTTGCTGCCGCTAATCTTAAAGGAGCTCAAGATGCACAAAAGGAAATTTCAACTCTTAAAGGCTTAGAATTACAGGCTACCAATACTGCTTTATCTACTAAGCAAAGAACTGATGCTGTAAATGAGCTTCAAAAGCTTTACCCTGAATATTTTGGTAATTTGACTAAAGAACAAATTAAAAATGGGGATGTTGGTGAAGCATATATAAAGGTAACACAGAGTTTAATTGCTAAGGCAAAAGCTCAAGCAGCAACAAACGCAATTGCACAAAATTCAATTGATCTTTTAACAATTGAAACAAAACTAGAAGAACAAAGAAGCAAAAGATTAACTCAAACCGCATCCGCTCAAGCTCAGTTAGACGCATTAATTGAGAAAAGACAAAAAGAAGGTTTCTTAACTCAAGGCGATTTGCAGAGATACGATACTTTAATTAAAAGTATAAATACTGCAAATGAATCTTTAAAAGAGGAGGAGATTTTACAAAAAGAAATTGTAAAAATTAAAAAAGAAGATGAGCAATTAATTAATAAAATAAATTCAAGTTTAGAGCAAGGAGGAAATTTAGTAAAGGATAGTGGTAAAGGTATTAAATCAAATAGTGATGCTTTAAAAGAATATTCTAAAGGTTGGGATGACTTTAATTTAGGACAACAAACCGCTCAGGAATTACAAGATAAGTTAACATTTAGTACAAAAGATTATGAAAAGAGTATATTAGCTGCTTTAGGCTCTTTTCAAAAAATTGAAAGTAAAGATGTAAAAATAAAATTAGAAGTTGAAGGATTTGAAGAGGAAACTGCTGGCCCTAGACCATTTGAAGTTTTTCTCGATGATGTAGCATTTCAACTTGATAAATTACCTGAATTAGAAGCAAGAGTAGCAGATTTTGCCAAAACAATCAACGATTTAATTGAGGGAAACGTAACAGATGCTTTTGTTGATTTAGGTTATACAATTGGAGAAACATTAGCCACAGGAGGTAATTTATTAACAGCAATTGGAGGCTCCTTATTAAAATCTTTTGGTAGATTTCTAGGCCAATTTGGACAGCAGTTAATTGCCTATGGTGTTGCTGCTTCAGCATTTGGAAAGGTAAGTGCTGCATTAGCGAATCCAGCTACTGCAATCATTGCAGCTCCTTTAGCCATTGCTGCTGGTATTGCCTTAACCGCAATCGCTGGAGCAATTGGAAGTATGGGTAGCAAAGGCCCAGGCGGAGGAGGAGGCGGAGGTGCTGGTGGAGGTTCAGCAGGACAAGGAACTTCATTTGCAGGAGGCGGACAAGGTGGTTTATTTCAGCAAAACAGAGACCTAAACGGCGAGTTAGTAGTTAGAGGTCAAGACTTGGTATATGTGTTTTCACAAGCAAACGATAAGATAAATAAAGGCTAATGGCTAACGATTATAGATTATTACTTGCAGTTAGAGAAGGTCTTGGCACGATTACCGTTAACGGCGTTGCTCCTTTAGAATTCTACACCGAAGGCGATTCGCTTACAATTGCAGTTGCGCCTGAATCGGGATATCATACCGCAATGTGGTATAGCTCTCCAGGCAATACTTTCTTGTCTTCTAGCTTGTCTTTTAGCTATACGATGCCAAGTGAGGATGTTAAAATTTACACGGTTTTAACTGGCCAAAATGCTCCTGTAAATGACTACGGATTAAAATACGAGGGAGGTTATGCGACCAACTACGGAGGCAATGTTTGGAACTTGCAAATACTTAAAGCTGGATATTCAGGAGCGGTTACTCCTTTACTAATTAACGATATTACCTACAATTGGGGAAATACAGGAAACGACCCATTAGAGACAATTATAGGCTCTTCGGTTGATTTTACAATTGCTGGGGAAACTGGAGATTTTAACGAGTTTCTTGTTGGTGGTAATAGGACTTGGAAAGTTGTTTTAAATCAAGTTAGCGCAAACAACGATATTACAGATTGGCAAGCCGCTTCGCCAAGCGCTGGATTTAGAGGAATGACTTTTGGAAATAATTTATTTGTTGCAGCATTTTCTTTAATATACTATTCTTCAGATGGAATTACATGGAATACTGTTCCAACTGGTTTAGGCATTTCATACGTTACTTTTGGAAATGGAATATTTGTTGGGGTTGGTTATGCAAATGTTTCAGGAGTTTTAACTGGTTTTGCGGCAAGTTCAAGTAATGGAATAAATTGGACTGCTAGAACTCCAGCAGCTAATAACTGGTGGCAAGATGTAGAGTATGGCAATGGATTATTTGTTTCTGTTGCAAAAACTGGAGTAGGAAATAGAATAATGACCTCACCAGATGGAATTACATGGACATCAAGAAGTAATGCATCAGATATACCTTTTACTGGAGTAGCTTATGGTAATGGAATTTGGGTTGCAGTTTCTGAACTTTTAATTGGGGGACTTGGTACTACTTATACCTCTTATGATGGATTAAATTGGGATGAACAAGCAACAACATTTGTTGCAAACGAAATTATTTTTGCAGATGGGAAATTTACAACTGGTAATTATTATTCAGTTAATGGATTAACTTGGATAAGCGTTACAATACCATTTACACCTCAATCATTAGCGTACGGAAACGGATATTTTGTTGCGGTTACAGATTTTGGAACCAATAGAATAGCTTACTCTACAAACGCAATAAATTGGACTGCAATACCAGCTGCTTCAGTAGCAACCTTTGAAAGCATTGCATTTGGAAATAATACCTTTGTAATTGGAGCAACAAGTGGCACAAGTAAAATTAATTACTTGCAATTTGAAGGCATACAATCTTTCTTTAGCGGCTACATAGCTCCCGACTTTATTACATCGCCATATAAGAGTGGGCCTAAGCTTTTCTCATTTACCGCGGTTGATGGATTAAAAGGTTTTGATTCTATACGCTCAAATTTTACCTCTTGGCCTGACCCTAGAACACAAGCTTTGTCGGCAGTTGTTGGCGCTTTAAATCAATCTTTTGTTGAGCAAAGACCAGTCTTTATTGGTTGCGAAATCCACGAGGCTAGGATGGATTCAGACGAAAGCGTTTTCCGTCAATTTAACGTGCCACAAAACGCAATCTTTACCGATGGACTAGACGCTAAATTCAGCAACGGCGTAAGGATTGAGAATGAGCAACTTTACCTAAAGAACACAATCGAAAGAATGGTTAACCCTTTTCTTTGCCGCGTGTTTTTGTGGAAAAATCAATTTTACGTTGTCAGATTAACCGAGTTAGGCAAGTTATCTTATAAGATGTATGAATTTTTGCCCGACCTAAGTTTAACGGCAACAAGTACAATTGTTAACGGCGACGACTTAAACGCAGATATTAACTCTCCTGAAGAGACGGCTAGACGAGTATTTACAGAGTTTAACTCTTATTTAAATCTTGGAGTATTAGACCCTAATAGTCAAGGCGGAATATTTGATGCTAAGTTTGCGATTGAGGAGTGGAATTTAAACGGAGTAGGCTCGACTTATGACGGCATTTATCAATTAAAGCTTTGGGATTATCACGAGGCAATCCCGACTAACCAGCCAGCAAGTGTGCCAAGTGGAAATACTGCCTTAGTGCAATACGTTTCAGGTGGTGGCGAATATGTGCAAATATGGACAACAACCACAACCGATGGAATAGACGACCCTAACTTGTCTTGGATTTCAGCAAGCACAAACACTACTGGAGGAGCAATTACAATTGCAGAGGAGACCGCTAATACTATTTCTTTGACCTTTCAATACATGGTAGAAAGAGTAAGCACGAGTTACGCGGTTACTCCTGGCGCTCATGCCATTGGACTAATGATTAAGATTGGCAACCAATACTTGTCAAGAAGCGGAGCAACAACCTTTGCTTGGACTGGCACAAGTACGGTCATGGAGTTCGCAGTTACGGCTGGCTCTGTTTGGAATAGCATTGCAATAAACAATGTTTTAGTCCCAGTTGACGGTGAGGTTGAAATTCGATTGCATCAATTAATCTGTAACGGCGGAACGGCTAACAGATACGTTGTAAGGTATGAAAATCTTTCGCTAAAGATTGAGAAAACAGATGGCTTATCTTTGTCAAAGTTAGGAGTTAAAGCGGTTACTGGCTCACCTTATGCCAACGTGCATCCCGACTACAATACATACATTGGCGACGCAATAACGAGCAACTCAGTTTCAGCAATTCGATTGCTAGATTTTGACAATGCAGTTTCTACGGATTGGACTAGAGATGGAGTTGAAGAGTTACCTTTGCTAGATATTATCGTGCAAGAATTAGCTAACTTGAAAGGCCGAACGAATTACAGAGTTTTAGCAACGATTGAGCGAAGACCAATCGACCCTTTTAGAAGTTTCTTGTTTAACGGACGATATTGGGCGCTAATGAGTTACGAACTTGATTGCAGAAAAGGAACGGCGAGAATTGAGCTTTACGATTTAGGAATAGAACCAACGACATAAATGGAAGACGTAAATATTAGCAAATTTAGAGCGCAAGTTGTTAGAGCTGGCTCAACTCCAGCCTCTCCTGGCTTTGTTGTTTCCGAGGGACAAAATCCAGTCGACCCAAGTGGAAGCGGTCAGAATCATTTGCCCGTAACAATTGCAACGGCCTCAACTGGTTTGTCGATTACGGAAAGCCAAGTTTTAGGTGGAGCTGGTACAGTTGGGCAATACATTCGAGGAGATGGCTCTTTGGCTGACTTTCCAGCAACTACGGGCGGCGGTTCGTCTGTAAGCTACTATTTGAAT